GGCAAGCAGTAACTACGCAAGGCTCACCTACCATGACAGGTGTGACTAAAGTTAGATTCTCTAGGCTCAACTTCGGAACACCTAAAGTAGTTTTGACAGATGGTGTAAATCCTGCAGCTACATATGATGGAAGTACGTATGCACAGATAAATCATTCAGATGCACCTACAGATCCTCAATACTCTGCAGTATTTCAGAATCACTTGTTTTTAGCAGGTGACCCCGGGCAACCCACAAAGTTATTCTTTAGTGCACCACTTGATGAAGGGGACTTTTCTGCAGCTAATGGTGCAGGTGTAATAAATGTAGGCTTTCCTATTGTAGCTATAAAGTCTTTCAGGAATGAGCTTTACATATTTGGTTCTACACATATCAAAAAGTTATCAGGTACTGCGTTAGCTAACTTTGTGTTACAAACTGTTACAGATGATTTAGGATGCCTAGCTACAGATAGTGTTATAGAAATAGGCGGTGATCTACTATTCTTATCACAGGATGGTTTACGCCCCATATCAGGTACAGCAAAGATTGGTGACGTTAACCTAGAAACAGTATCAAAAGATATTCAGTCTATTTTTACAGACATTGTATTTGACATTGATCTTAACAGTTTAAACGCTGTAACTATAAAACAAAAGACACAGTTTAGATACTTTTTTGGTGCAGCAGACTCACAAGGTGTTATAGGCGGTTTTAGACAAACACCAAATGGATTACAATTTGAGTACGGACAGTTACTAGGTATTACAGCTACTTGTGCAGACAGTGGTTATATAGGACAAAACGAGTTTGTAATACACGGCACTCAAGATGGTAAAGTGCATAGACAAGAACAAGGCACTAGCTTTGATGGTACAGAAATATTTAGTTTGTTTCAAACGCCATTCTTCCATATGCAAGACCCAGAGCAGAGAAAGGTATTCTATACTGTAGCTACATACTTACGCTCTGAAGGTGATAACTCAATAGTAATGTCGGCTGTGTATGATTACGAAGATGTAGACACACTTAATCCGACAAACTTTAATTTGACAACAACAGGTGCTGCAGCTTATTATAATGAGGCGTTGTATAACAGTACCGCAATATATGATGGTAATCCATCACCAGTACAACGCACTAATATATCAGGATCTGGTAAATCAGCATCTTTAAAATTCGTAACTAATGATTCCAATGCATCACACAGTATTCAAGGACTAGTGGTTACATTTGGAGTAGGAGACAGGTTGTAACATGGCAGGTTATACAAGACAGTCCGTAGCTGATATTATTGCTAACGCAGTCATTAAAGCTGCACCAGTAAACGCAGAGTATAATGCGATACGAGATGCTTTTGCTTTATCAGGTGGACACAGACATGATGGTAGCTCTACAGAGGGTGCATACGTACCTTTAATAGCTGACACAGATGCCCTTAATAAAGTTGTAGTAGATACCTCAAACAATCGTATTAGTTTTTTTAGTGAGGTAAGTGGGGCTGCAGTAGAACAACTACGCATTCAAGATGGTGCTATTGTTCCTGTTGCTGACGATGACATAGACCTTGGTACATCTTCCTTAAAGTTCAAAGATATATACATAGACGGTGTAGGATATTTTGACTCTGTATCTGTAACAGGCACTGCTACCTTTTCTAATATTGATGTTAATGGAGGTACTATAGATGGTACAAGTATTGGTGCTTCTAGTGCTAATGCAGGTAGCTTTACAACTATATCGTCATCTGGACAATCCACTCTGGCAAGTGTTGATATTAATGGCGGTGCAGTGGATGGTACTGTCATTGGTGCAAATAATCCCTCATCTGTAGCCGCTACAACAGTCACAGCCTCATCAGGTTTTACAGGAGCTTTAACAGGGCAGGTTACAGGTAATGTAACAGGTAACGTTAGTGGTGATTTAACAGGAGATGTGACAGGTAATGTAACTGCAAATTCTGGTCTATCCACATTTAACAATGTAACTGTCAACGGAACATTAGACGTTACAGGCACAACAATTGCTAACGTTACAGATCCTAGTAATGCACAAGATGCTGCCACTAAAAATTATGTCGATACAGAAGTAGCCGCACTTGTTGCATCAGCGCCAGGCACACTAGATACTCTTAACGAATTAGCTGCTGCTCTTAATGATGATCCTAACTTTTCAACTACTGTAACAAATAGTATAGCTACCAAGTTACCCCTAGCAGGTGGTACAATGTCTGGTGCTATAGCTATGGCTACAAATAAAATTACAGGCTTAGGTAATCCTACTGCTGCACAAGACGCTGCTACAAAAAATTATGCTGACTCTACATTCTTAACATTATCTGGCGGCACTATGACAGGTACTATAGATATGGGTAGTGCAAAGATTACTACTACTTATACACCTGCTAATGGACCTGACCTTACAAACAAAACCTACGTAGACGGTTTATTTGGTAGCAGCCAAAACGCTTCTACATCTGCTGCTCAGGCACAAGCCTCTGCTGCTGCTGCTGCAACTAGTGAAACAAACGCAGCTAACTCAGCAACTGCTGCTGCATCTAGCCAATCAAGTGCGGCTGCTTCGGCTACGGCTGCTGCTGCCTCTTATGATGACTTTGATGATAGATACCTTGGACCTAAATCTTCGGCTCCCACAGTGGACAATGACGGTGATGCCCTAGTTGCAGGTGCTCTCTATTTTAACACATCAGTAAATATTCTTTATGTATATTCTACAGGTGGAGCATGGCAAGCTGCAGGTTCTTCTGTAAATGGTACATCCGATAGAGAAGACTATGTTGTTGGTACTTCATCGGGTTCTTATAATGGATCTACTACAACCTTTCCTGCTACCTATGATCCTGGTTTTGTAGATGTCTATATGAATGGTATCAAGTTAGCACCATCAGACTTTACAGCTTCAAACGGTACGACAATAGTACTAGGCACTGCTGCCACAACAAATGATGTTATTTCTATCGTTGCGTATGGTACTTTTAGTCTAGGAAATATGTATACGCAAACACAATCTGATGCAAGATATGCACAGTTAAGTGGGGCTACGTTTACAGGAGATGTAGATTTTGGCAGTAACAAAATAACTTACTCCAATATGTACAACAACTTAAATGATTTACCGTCTGCTTCAACGTATCATGGAATGTTCGCACACGTACATGGTACAGGAAAAGCGTACTTCGCACATGCAGGAAATTGGGTACAGCTAGTTAGTCCAGAGACTTCTGGTGACTATGATTTTGGTAGTAATAAAATTACTTACTCAAATGTATACTCTCAAGAGTCAGACCTTCCATCAGCTACAACATATCATGGAATGTTTGCACACGTACACGGCACAGGAAAAGGCTATTTTGCTCACGCAGGTAATTGGGTAAAGTTAGTCAATGAAAATAGCTCTGGTGGTGTAGTACTTGGAAGTAACTGGACAGTAACCGAAAGTGGTGGATCATTGTATTTTGCTACAGGCGGTGTTAATAAAATGAAACTTGATGCAAACGGCAACTTGGATGTTGTTGGCGCAGTAAACTCAAACGCAACAATAAGCTAATAGGAGATTCCGAAGATGGCTTTGAAGGTAGGCGGCACAGAAGTTGTAGATAACAACCGACAGCTAAAAAACATAGCAAGTATAGACAGTGGAACAGTTACCGCATTTAACTCTGCACTTAATACTGATCCGACTAAAGGTACACTTACCAAGACGTTTACTCAAAACGAAACGGCTGACATTACTCTTAGCTCTAATGTAACTGTAGGGCCAGTAGTCTCAGTTACCAAAGAAGTGCCACAATCAGGCGTATCAACAAAGGGTAACTGGGATGTAAACTCTACAGCAAGTAACTACGACTTCCACAATACGGCTTCTAATGTGACGCTTACGCCTAGCAGTGTAGCTAATACTAGTATTTCTCTTACCCAAGTTGGTTCTGATTTAGATATTAATACTTATGGCCCAAGACCAAGTCCGTTTTTTAAACCTGATGGCACAAAGATGTACATTTGTAGCGAAGCAAACTCATATATCTATACCTATTCTCTTTCTACTGCATGGGATTTAAGCACTGCTACTTGGGATGGATTTAGTCATGGTGTTTCTACAAATGCTGCGACAAGTGAAACTGCCCCAACAGATATATTCTTTAAACCAGATGGGACTGTATTGTTTTATGTTGGTAAGACTAATGATGAAGTAAGAGCTTTTAACTTATCAACTGCTTGGGATTTAAGCACCGCTTCCATATCAACTACAAATGATAAATCTGTAGCAAGTCAAGAAACTGCGCCAAAAGGTTTGTATTTTAAACCAGATGGTACAAGAATGTATATTGTTGGTGGTAATGGTAACTCAACATTTCAGTATAATTTATCAGCCGCATGGGATTTAACATCTGCTAGTTATACCTCATCTTTTAACAGTGCAATTCAAGATAATGGGCCAAATGGAATTTCATTTAATTCAACTGGCACAAGAATGTATGTACTTGGTGGAAGCAGCGGTAATGGAAAATTATTTCAATACAATGTAGCTACTGCATGGGATATTACTTCTGCAAGTTATGCTAATGTTTTTGCAGATTTCACAGGCATCAATGCAGGTACTAGTCCTCATGGAATATTTATAGATAACAGCGAAACAAGAGTTTATTTTGGATGCGGTGCTAGTGGTTCTTCTAGAATGTATCAATTTTCAAATGGACAAGATGCCCTAGCTCTAGGCTCTGGCTCATTTGCAAGTACAGACGTAGGCAAACGGATTGTAGGCAATGGCGGTGATGTAATCCTAACAGCTACGTCAGGCACATATAGCACAACAGGCGGCTCTGCATTTACGGATAACTCTACGATAGCCGCAGGGTCTTGGTCTATGTTTGGGCTGAAAAGTGCAGGGGATGCTGATGGTATTACTATAGCAAATGTTACACAACAAACTGAGCTTGATATTTCGGCAGTAACTAATACTGGAAGGTCAGTAGGTGTTAGTGGTCAAGATAGTGACCCAAGAGGTGTAAGATTTAATAATGATGGTACGAAAATGTTTGTTATGGGAAACTCAAACAATGAAGTATTTGAATATAATTTATCTCCTGCGGTTAACGCCACACCCTATCAAATAAATACTGCAACATATCAAAACATTAGTTATGTTTTAAATGGCCCTACAAATTGTTTAGATGTTCTTTTCAATAACGATGGTTCTAAAATGTATGTGTGTAGTTCTCACCCATCGCCTTCAAGGGTGTATGAATACAATCTTACTACACCTTTTAGTTTAGCTACTGGTAATGTTTCAGCTAGTAACACTTTTAATTTAAGTGGGCAGGGCGGTACTTCATCATGTCATGGTATAACATTTAATAATGATGGAACTAAATTCTACGCAGCTATAAGCAGTAGTATTGTGTATCAATATACTTTAACCACTGCTTTTGATATTTCTACCGCTTCATATGCCAATAAATCTTATAACGCTATTGCTCAAGTAAATGACATAGCAGGTGTAAATTTTAATGTTGATGGCACAAGTATGTATATAATTGACAATGGTTCAGATGCTATACATCAATATAACTTAACTACTGCTTATGATGTTTCTACTGCGTCTTATGCAAGTAAAAATTTAAGTTTTTCTGGTGTAGATTTATCGCCAGAAGGATTTTGTTTTGCTGATAATTTTACTAAAATGTATATGTCAGGGGTTGGTAACGATAAGATTTACGAATACGCAACTACTTTTAGTCAAACTTTTACCCAACCCACATCCCAATACAACGTAGCTGTAACAAACTCTGGTGGTCAGATAGACAGTTCAGCATTTACCGACATCAACAGCATGACAGCAGCCGAAAGCGCAGGAACAGGCACAGCTCACTATGCAGTCTCAACTGATGGTCGAACAACTTGGTCTGTAGCAAAAGGCACTGATGGTGTCAGGCCGATTGTCAGGAATAACAGTGGTACATGGCAGTATAATAATGATGCAGGGTCATCTACTAGCAATGACTTATCTGTAGCTGCGTATAACAATAACTTTATTGATATATCTGCAAATTTAGGAAGTGGTAACGCTTATAGTTCTTTCTGGTCAAATGACGGTACTCAGGTATTCTTACAAAGAGGCTCTAATTTAGCTAATTATAATTTATCTACTGCCTATGATTTAACCACAGCGTCATATGTTACTTATAGCAGTACATTAGGTAGCCAAGACAGTGTTCCATTTTCAATATGGATGAACTCAACAGGAGAAAGATTATATATGTGCGGTGGTGCAAGTGACACTATTTATCAATACTCACTTTCTACTGCAAATAATCTAAGTACTCTTTCATACACAGGAAATAGTATTAATGTTCAAGCTCAAGATACAGAAAACAGAGGTGTTTGGCTTGGTCCAGAAAACGCAAGTAATGTACCCACT